CGAACGTGGCCCGCAGTACGCTGGCACCGACGAATATTGGGACGCAGTGGACAAAACTATGCGTCGTCGCTTCCCCGAATACTTCGGGGATGAAGTGGTGGAAAAACCCGCTTCCCGTGAGTCCAAGCCGTCCACGGTCGTAGCTCCCGCTTCTCGCAGCCGGTCCCCCAAGAAGATCGTGCTCAAACAGTCTCAGCTGGCAATCGCTAAAAAGCTGGGTCTGACTCCCGAGCAATATGCTCGTGAACTTATGAAGATGGAGAACTAATATGACCCGTGAACTCAGTGACGATATCGACGAAGTGCTCGGCAACACCCGCGCCCCCCGTAAAACGAGGGAGCAGGTGGAACGTCCGAAAGTCTGGCAGCCTGCATCAACGCTGCCCGAACCGGACAAGGAACCCGGCTATGCTTACCGTTGGGTACGTGTAGCCACGCTTGGACAGAACGACGCGCGTAACATCTCCTCCAAGTTTCGTGAGGGATGGGAGCCAGTCCGGATCGAAGAGCAGCCCAAGTTCCGCATGCTGGTTGACCCAGATAGCCGCTTCAAAGACAACATCGAAGTCGCAGGTCTGTTGCTGTGCAAGGCACCGAAGGAACTGATGGAACAGCGTAAGGAATACTTCGCTCACAAAAATCAGTCCCAGATGGAGTCCGTGGACAACAACTTCATGCGCGAAAGCGACTCTCGTATGCCGCTCTTCCGTGAGAAACGGTCTACGACGTCGTTCGGCAAAGGCAATTAAGCTAGGAGCTTAAGATGGCATATCCTTCTGTTACTAGCCCTTACGGGCTTGTTCCGATCAACCTGATCGGTGGGCAGGTATTTGCTGGTTCGACTCGCCTGCTTCCCATCGCCACCAACTCCTCGACTGCCATCTTCTATGGTGACGTCGTGAAGCTGCTGGCTGGTGGTACGCTCGGCAAGGACACCGGCACTGACGCTGCTACTCCGGTTGGTGTTTTCCTTGGTTGCACCTACACCGATCCGGTGTTTGGTAAGACCTTCCGTCAGTACTACCCCGGTACCACGAACATCACCGACATTCAGGCATACGTCCTCGATGACCCGGATGCGCTGTTCAAGGTTGCGGTCTGCGCTGGCACCAACTCGAACACCGTCAGCTTCCTGACTCAGGCTGCTGTCGGCTCGAACGTCAAACTGGCCAACGGCGCGAACAACGTCGGTTCGACCATCACAGGTAACTCGAAAGTCGGTGTTGACTCGACCGAAGGTACTACCTCGTCGTGGCCGATCCGCGTGGTGGACGTTGTCCCTGCAACTGCGATTGCTGGTAACCCCGGTTCTTACACCGAAGTTATCGTCAAGTGGAATCAGGGCATGCACCAGTACCTCAACCCCACTGGCCTCGCATAAGGAGACTGAGACATGGCAATTTCACGCGCACAGCTTCTCAAGGAGCTTCTGCCCGGACTGAACGCCTTGTTCGGTCTTGAGTACTCCCGCTACGGCGAAGAGCACAAGGAAATCTTCGAAACGGAGAGTTCCGAGCGTTCGTTCGAAGAAGAAACCAAGCTCTCGGGCTTCTCGGCTGCGCCGGTGAAGAACGAAGGTTCGGCTATCGCCTACGACAACGCGCAGGAAGTCTTCACGGCTCGCTACAACCATGAAACGATTGCCCTCGGGTTCTCGCTCACGGAAGAAGCCATCGAAGATAACCTCTACGACTCGCTGTCGTCGCGGTACACCAAGGCTCTGGCTCGTGCCATGGCCTACACCAAGCAGACCAAGGCTGCTGCAGTCTTGAACAACGGCTTCGACGCTGACTACCCCGGTGGTGACGGCGTGGCCCTGTTCTCGAACGCTCACCCGCTGGTCTCCGGTGGCACTAACTCGAACATCCCCAGCACCCCTGCTGACCTCAACGAAACCTCGCTTGAGGCTGCGGTCATCCAGATTGCTGCGTGGACTGACGAGCGTGGTCTGCTTATCGCGGCCAAGCCGCGTAAGCTGGTGGTCCCGCCGAGCCTGATGTTCGTTGCAACCCGCCTCCTTGAGACGGAACTGCGTGTCAGCACCGCTGACAACGACATCAACGCTCTGAAGTCGAACGGCTCGATCCCGGAAGGCTACACCGTCAACCACTTCTTGACCGACACCGACGCGTGGTTCCTGACCACCGACGTGCCAAACGGCATGAAGCACTTCGTTCGTACGCCGATGGCTACGTCGATGGATGGTGACTTCGACACCGGTAACGTCCGTTATAAGGCCCGTGAGCGTTACAGCTTCGGCTGGTCTGACCCTCTGGGCATGTACGGTTCCGAAGGCGCTGCCTAAGGAAACAGGGGGAGGGGAAGCGGGAAACTGCTTCCCCTCTTTTCTTTTGAGTGTTATACCCACTGACCTAGGGATTTGACCCGCACCGACTGACCTAGCAGACGTAGCAGAGGCGGTGTGGGAATGTGCTGCTACACGGAGACAGATAATGGCGAATACCACTTTCAACGGCCCCGTTCGTTCTGAGAACGGCTTCCAGACCATCTCGATCAACGGCTCGACCGGCGCTGTGACCGTCACGGGCACTTTTGGTGCGGCTACCTCGGTTACGACCCTGAGCGCGACCGGCAACATCACGGCTGACAGCGCTTCTGCGCTTGTCGCTGGCGGTGCTTCTGCGTTCATCGCAACCAACACTGCCGTTGGTATGGGTGTCTATGTTGGTTCGGGCGCTCCGACCGTGGCTGCTGCCAAGGGTTCGATCTACCTCCGTAGCGATGGTTCGTCCACTTCGACGCGCCTGTACGTCTCGGACGGCGGCACCACTTGGATTGCCGTAACCACCGCATCCTAATAGCTCTATAGGAGGGCCTTCCTATGGCTATGCAAAGTGACGTCAAGGTAACCAAGCCTCTGGCTGCTACCGGCTCGTTCAAGACCCAGACCGATGCTGATGTTGCCTTCCGCGTTCGTGTGAAGGGCATCTATGTCAAGAACGGTGTTTCGGCTGGTTCGGTGGTTGTGTCGGACGGACAGAGTGGTTCCACCCTGTTTACACTTGAGACCTCTCCTTCTGCTGACACTGGGGACTTCTACATCCCCGTGCCGGATCAGGGGGTGCTTGCTGAAAACGGTTTGTATGGTACGGTGGTCAACACCGCCTCCATTACCATTTTCTACGGGTGATCTATGCAAGCGCAAAAGAGCTACGATCTCGCGGGTAAGAGCATCTTCATTGCTCTTCCCGCCTACGACTTCAAGGTGTCCTTGAAGCTGGCGATTTCCCTTGCGCGCTTCGCGCAGGCGGCTCCTCAGCATGGTATCGACATCAACATCGGGAGCATCTGCGGGTGCTCGGTGGTCTCTCGTGCCCGCAACCTGCTGGTGCAGGACCTGCTGGAGTCCGGGTGCGACTACCTCATGTTCATTGACAGCGATATCAACTTTGAGCCGGACGACATCTTCCGCCTCATGGCTTGGGGTAGCGACCCCAAGAAGGGTATCGTCGCTGGTGTGCCGCGCACGCGCAGCGAGACCAAGACCTACATCGCCAACCTCGAATACGACGAGAACGGCGAACTCACGATGAACGGGATGGGCCTGGTCCGTGCTGAGCGCGTGGCCACTGCCTTCATGCTCGTGCGCCGTGAAGTCTTCGAGCAGATGATCGAGGCTCACCCTGAGTGGAAGTACTACGACAAGAAGACGGATCGCATGATCCCATGCCTGTTCGACTTCCAACTCACCGAAGAAGGCTACATGGGCGAGGACTACCTCTTCTGTGACCGCACCCGTGAGATCGGCTTTGAGGTCTGGGTCGATCCCAGCATTAAACTCGGCCACATGGGCGTGCAGGAGTACTTGGGCGACTATGGTAGGGACGTCCTCTACCCGATGATCGCTCCTTCGGTGAAGGACGTGGCGTGATGGCCAAGACCCCTGCTTGGACACGGAAGGAAGGGAAGAACCCTAAGGGTGGCCTCAACGCCAAGGGCCGTGCTTCGGCCAAGGCGCAGGGGATGAACCTCAAGCCGCCCGTGAGCGCCAAGCAGGCCAAGAAGTCACCCAAGTCCGCTGCGCGGCGCAAGAGCTTCTGCGCGCGGATGTCTGGGATGCCGGGTGCTATGAAAGACGAGAAGGGTCGCCCTACTCGTAAGGCTTTGTCTCTTAGGAAGTGGGATTGTTAACGT